TTAAGACTTGAAAGTATTCTCTTTCATATGATCTACGATCTTACTCCAGGTATTCTTTCCACAGCATCCATCTACATCAAGTTTCACATTCTTCTGGAAGTTCTTCAATGATTCTTTTGTACTACTTCCGAACACTCCATTAACAGATGTTTTAAGTACCGCCTGCAGAGCAAGAACTGCTGCCCCAGTGGAACCTTCCTGGATAACAGGGAGCTGAACTTTCAGCTCTGCAGTAAGATCTGCTTTCTGTTTAGTCTGATTCTCCGGATATACTGCTTTTCCGTTCCAGTCGTAGATTGTATATCCTTCTTTCCATTCTTTCTTGGCATTTTCCAGAATCTTGTATGCTCCAATCTGGCTTTTGCTGTCTTCCCATGTCTTTCTTGTACGATAATATTTATCTACAGTTACGGCTGTAGTCTCGGCTCCGATCAGCTGCTTAAACCGGTTCCAATCACCTTTAGCTCGAATCGCAGACGGGCAATTCTTGGCACATACGTCATAATGCTGCAGCACTCTTTCGGCTGGAATGTTGAACCGCTTCATGATCTGCTTGCACACTGCCACTGTGTTCTGGAATGCCTTTTCGTAATTGTAACCAGACTGTACACACATTTCGATTCCGATAGAATTATGGTTATTTACTGTTCCGAACAGACGGCCGCCATAGTTGACTCCAACGTGCCAAGCGCCTCTGTCATACGGAAGGGCCTGGTATGCTCCTGTATCATCCACAAACAAGTGTGCGGAATAGCCTTTAAAATTCCCGTCATGCTGAGCTTTGGCATGTGCCTTTGCATTGGCTCCCTTGGAATAATTGTCTGTGTTGTGAATGACAATGTATTTTGGAGTCTGACCAGCGTAGCTGTTATTGTTACTGATTAAACTTGTGTTGATGTTCATTGTATTCTCCTTTTCTGTTGATAAAATGTTGTTTAAAATAGCAATAATTTTATTTCCGTAGTCCTTTCCGGCAGCCCATCCCTGGTGCTGTGGATTCTCCTGAATCCCAAGGTACTCCACGTACTCTGCGCAACCTCTGGTTACGTATATGTAACGTGGATCCACTATGGTCTGTTTCAGTCGGTCTGTAGACGCATAGGCCTGCAGGTGCTGTATCTGCGCCCGGATACCTTCGGCCGGACTCTTGAAGCTGTTGCCTTTTACTCCATTCTTGGTCACTCCCATACCACAGAAGTTATTCTGATCCAGGGTAACTGCGCTTCCGAAAAACGTAAAGTTACCAGTTTCAAGGCAAGACTGAGCAAATGCAACATCACCTCTTACTCCCTCGATTGCTCCCTCTGAAATATACAGGGGAATCATCTTGATGACCGAATCGGACACCTTCGGATTTACCATCTTAATGTAAGACTGCATCTGTTCTACCGTAGCTGCAGCCTGTCCCATGATCTTTAACATTTGTTTTCCTCCACTAAAAAGAGGACGATCACTCGCCCTCTGAATCTTTATCAATATTTGCTTTGTCTTCCACCTGTGACTTCACATGCTCTACGATTGGCAGGAGGAATGCAGGTATTGCGACTCCCATATCTTTAATATTCTCTAAGATACTGATAATCTCATTGCAAATAATCCAAATAGCCACAATGCAGGCTACCAGGAATGTAAAAGGTAATGTGATACCTGCAGTCTGAGACGCATATAAAAGCAGCTGATCAATCACGGCTCCCACAATCACTAAGAGCCACATACATACCTTTTTCATGATTCCCCGGATACTCTTGTAAGAATTGATATCCTGTGATCTGTATGTAGATGCCATCAACCCTGTAGCATAATCAAGCACATTGCATGATACCATCAGAAGAACCGGCACTGCCAGTACTCCCAGAACGGAGCTGATCAGTGCGAAGATTCCTGTAAAAAATGCTTTGATATAATTTTCTTTCATAGTATTATCCTTTCTCCGGTTGCGCCGGCGCAAATTGACATTAAAATAAGAGCCTCACGGCTCTGCTCTGATTCTTTCCATATATTGTCCTCAAATTCGTTCTTTTGTCTGTTCTTCAATTGCTTTTACGTGATCGAGCATATCTCCTACTGCATAGAACGTAGGTGCTTTTTCATTTCTCTTTACTACATTTCCATTGTCATCAACCTCGTTATAAGTTGTTGTTATGGAATACTCCCCTCCCTGATTGATGATGCTGATAATCTTAATTACTTTCATTGATCAATTCCTCCATTTCTTTGTCATAGTCTTCGACAATCGTGTCGATAATAATGTTATAGTCCTTCTGGGCATCTCTGGCATCTTTCTGCGCTGCTTCCTGTACTTCTTTCTCGTCTAGTCGCAAGTGTTCAAAGCTTTTCTGGATACACTTAACCTCCCAGGAAAACTTTAAATTCGGTGTCCCCTGTACCATAAAATACTCTGTATCCTTTTTCGCTACCCATATGTCACCATCTCCTTCCTTCTGCAGGAATACCTGGTACTCGATTCCGGAATTTATCGTTTCCGAAAATGCCGGATCTATGTCAACGATTGCGATTCCTCTATCATTTGTTGTTCCACATCCCAAATCCCCAAACATTGGTGTTGGTGTTTCATAACAGTATAGCAGCCGATCAGAGAAATTCTCCGTTCGGGCTACGCGTGATTTGGTTCCACGAACTTCTAGATCTCCTTGGAGTTTGATCATATCATCGCCATCGTCTGAAAAAGAATCATAAAACTGAATACGGGATGAAGACCCTACACTGATAAGCAATGCAGCGTCTCCAACAATGCCACCATCAACGGTCAGAAAGTTGGTTCTTGTTCCGTCTGGTGATAATTCAGTCACATGGTCACCATCGTCATCATCAAAATATATCCTGTTATTTGCCGGATCTAAAACTATCTTCTGATCATTAGATTTCATAATCCCGTCTTTAACTGTCCAACCACCCAGAGTTCCATATGCAGCCGCGAATGAACCGTCTGTGAGAATCTGGAAATAATTATTCGCCGTAACCAGTCCGTTAAAATTGATTTTACCAGCGCTAATGGAAACCTTTTCAGAAGACTGATTGATTGATGAAATGATTCCATTCTTAGATACTTTAGATTCAATAGAACTCTGAAGGATATTTATCTGGCTATGTGTTGATTCTATGATATCCTGCTTTATCTGAACATTTGTTACATAAAGAACAGATGCGTTAGAAGATGTCACAAATTGAATGGTATGTTTTCCTTTTTTCAGCTTTACATCAACTGAAAATTCTTTCCATTCCTTAGACATTTCCGATGAATAAAATGTTTTGATTGTAGTATCGTCAATTTTTATATTTAGTGCAACCTTTTCAGGACTAGCAGCCTCAAATATTATCGTATTAGATTCATCTGCATCAACCGTATAATCATAATTCATCCAAATTGAATTCTCAGAAACCAGGTAAGCACATGTTTTTCCTAAGTAAGTTATACAAGGTTTTTTGTCGAGATATGCAACCCAGCCAGTAAATGTTTCAAATGTTCCATTTTTACAATAATTAGTACCATATATTTTTTCACGCACATCTAGTTTGATTTGATCAGTCTTCTGGTCAATCATGCTCTTCGTTTGCTCTGTGGTCGAATATCCACTAAGCGTATCAGTCTTAACATAAGTTTCTGATACCACAGTACTTAATCCATCTACCTGTGCTTTTACATAAGTTTGCATTGATTTGGTGGTGCTATAGTCATCATTAATTGTTGTAGACAATTGCTGTAGATCTCCTGAAAATCCATCTACTGCAGATTTATATTCACCAACCTTTGTGTCCAGAGAAGTATATTGTTTACTTACTGCGTCATATTTTCCCGTTACATCTGTATACAATTTTTTCAGACCGCTTACCGTCTGCTCTGCCGAATACAGACGGCTGTACATGGTCTTATCACCATTTCGAAGCTCTGTCAGTTCACTCTCTGAAATTAAAGCACTGATCTTGCCCTGTTCAACTTTAAAGCTTGTTTCCAACCCTTGGAATCTTTTCAGTGTACCGGATGGAGCATACAGTGTTATTTCTTTTATAAATCTCAAAGCATTTCCCTCCTTTCGAAAAATGCATAATAAAAGACATCCGTGTGGATGCCCTTTAGCATGGATTTTTCTCAATAAAATAGTAACCGGTTCAGGGAGATACCAGTCTCAATCACTATTGAAAATAAAAAATTAAATGCAAAACTTTCAATCGGTGATATAGACAATGGCATTATCTGCTTAACTTATCAAGTTTCTTCCAATGTGTACGCTACTGTATTGATTGTTTATGGCACTGTATACAGTTCAAAAATACTGGCATTTGCCTCAAGCAATGCAAATAACGATGCTGAATGGGATGGCAATTCCAAAACTTTCACATGTACTATCCAGACGAATGATACAAACGTAGAAAATGTCAGAGCAATCCTAATTAAATAGTAACCCAAATTTAATGAATCTTGATAACAACATAGAGAACTTTCTTAACGCATCTCAAAAGCCACGTGCTTACTTTGTATGGGGAACTATTGGAGGACTCTTTGGCGGTTGGGCTTGGGGAATATTAATATGTTCTGGTAGTATTAGAACTGCCAATTTTATAGGAATAAATAACGCTTCAAATTCAATAGCCGCAGCAACTTATAAGGAAAAAACTTGGACTAAAATATCTGTTATTTCCGAATAATAAAATAGTAACCCAGTGACCGGTATTTTGAATCATGTTTACGAAGCAACTAACTCTAAAACAATTTCTGTCGATGTATCTAAAATCACATCTAATGGCAATGCTGTTCCATTTATGGTAATGCTATGCGATTGGTCAACTGGAAAGTGTGAAATGATATTTGGAAGCTATCGCGGAAATGATAAAAAACAAATTCCAAAAGTCTACAACGACAAAACCACAGCAACCTGTGATGGAAAAACATTAATCGTAACATTTCAAACACAACCTTCATATTTAAAAATGTTTTATTAAATAGTAACCTGCTCCGCACCGTTACCGCCGAAATAGGAGATGCACTTCCGGATGATTTGCCAAACGGATTAAAAATTGCTGCTTATACTGTAGATACCAAAAATTCTCCGAGTAATTATGGTGTAATATTGTACCTTCCATACTTTGATGGAACTAACAAATGGTTTACGGCTATAGCATGTTCTACCAATAATGGCGGTATATATATTTCCTCTAAAACAAATGAAGCATCTTGGAGCGAGTGGGTCAAAATTCAAACTCAATAAAATAGTAACCTCGATTTTGTGACATTCACAAATAGCAAGGGAGTAACTGGAATAAAGGAATATTTAATAACAAATAAACCAGAATCAATTACAATTTTTAGAATAGAAAGGTATGGATGCGCTATAGCAACTCCTTACAATACGTACGAAAAAGGATACGTCGGATTTTTATATTTTGATTATTTTGTAAGTTCTCCATCTAACTTGAAATTATATTCTTATCAGAAAGGAGAATGGATAAGTTAAATAGTAAGGCATTAATGCATAATAAGGTGTATTCTACCAATTATGACACGCGTAATTTAGAAACTATTGAAATTAATTTAGGAGGAACTGCGGACGCTGCTGCTGAAATTCTTTTAATAGATAGATCTCGGATGATTTTCGTCCATGCATATTCTGCCGATGGAAAGACTATTAGAGAAATAGTTACCAAAACAATCTATGGTGATAATGTAACACCCGCAACTAACAACACTATCATTTCGATTCACGTTGGCTCATGGACTTCTGGAACTGTAATTATGTCATACACTCAGAAGCTTCCTTCGTTTTCGATAAAATAGTAACCTCGAAACCGGCAAAACAATCATCAAAGCTACTGAGGCAGGAAAAGCAACTTTAACCGTAAAATTCAAGAAGGAGTTCTCACAAATTCCTAAAGTTGTTGTAACTTATGCCGAAGCTAAAGCATATAATTACGGTCAAGAGCTCTGTGTATATGATGTAACTACTTCTGACTTTGCTGTTGAAACATTTATCAATCCTGTAGGTGCAAGCCTTGTGATCAATTGGATAGCGGCTATATAAAATAGTAACTCCTTTAGATGTGCGCAAATTGATTACCCTAATTCTTACAAACCTCTTGAAAAGCTTAATTCTCCGTCTCTAATCTTTGGAACGGGAAAGAAATTGCCATATACATTAATATTTGTAGATAATGAAGGTGACAGCGATTTAAGGGGAGGCACATCCGTTATATATGGTTTTATGTATGAAGAGGATACGCATGGAGCGCAAATTGCAATGCATTACAGTGGAGCTATTCGCAAACGCAACAAAAATGACAATGTTTGGAGTGAATGGACTGCAATACACGACTAACAAAATAGTAACCCAAAAATCAGAAATGACATAAGCATTGCGCAATATGCAGATATAACAAAAGCGAATGAGTATGTTTACACTGGTGTTGAAATTGTCGTTCCAGAAAATACTACGATTATTGCGCAGATAGAAGCTGGATACAGTAACAGTGAATCAATAGGAGTGATAATTTCCAAGTCAAAAGAATCATGTGGGATAAGTTCAGTGATAAACGGAATCGAAAAATATCCTACCATTCTTACCCATGTGTTTACTGCTTCTTCTCGTCAGGCAACATATTATGTTTGGGCGAAGTATAAAGCTGTGGCTCAGAACAGGATCACAGTTGATGGAATTTCTATAAAATGAAATTTTTAGCAACTAATCATATTGTAACGCATACAAAATAGTAAGCGGTACAGAGAGAAAATAACCGGTACAACCACACTGGAAGAATACCGGACGGGCAACGGAAAATTACCTGGAGAATATCAAATCAACGGAGCAATCATTTCTGGAATATCATCCACTGAGAAATATTGGGGCGTATTAATTTTGTCAGCCGTGTATGATATACAAATAGTTATCATTGCCGGCGGTGTTATGTATATTAGAGATTTCACCGGAGATCCTAACGTATGGTCGAAATGGGCGAAGTATTCATATGAAAGATTGAATTAATTTGCAACTGGAATTTTGATATATTTTACCTTGTTCAAGGAGTTACTATTTAATTTGTTTAAAGCTTCTATCAGGGTGATATTTCCCTGGTCCAGAGTGAAGATCTTTGATGTCAATTTATTGAGAATCTGCGTTGTCAGGTCCTCAAGGGTGATGATGCCTCCCTCGTTCGTGGTCGGATCGACAAAAATCAGTTCTTTTCCTATTGGTACTTCTGTTACTTTGGTCAGTCCGTTCGCATTCTGACCGTCCTGTGGTAATGCCATATTTTTTCTCCTTTCTGGTGTCCGATTCGGACACCTTACGCATCTACATTTACGCACATGGCTTTGTTTCCGATCACAACAATCTTATCTCCTACTGTAAGAGCCATCTGCACATATCTGATAAACTGTCCGATTACAACTCCACCGAACATATAATCATCATTGTTTACTGTAACTGAATATCCGTACTGCAGAAAGGCTTCTCCCTGCTCTGTCCTCCTGCTCCAGGAGAACCACGCTGCCGGATATTCTTTCGTGACTTCTACGCCGGCCTTATACAATGCCGCCGATACAGTCGTGGTACCGTCTCCGTTGTCCTGACACTTGGTGTTGTACAGGAGCGTTCCATCGGTCACTCCCTGCAGGTCTGTTGTGGTCTTGGATAATTTCGTCTCAAAGCCTTCCATGCCACTCTTGATCTCAGTTACTTCCTGTGAAGTAGTCTGAATCGCTTCTTTTGCTTCTTGGGCTTTTTGATCCACTGCTGCAATGTCCTGTGCAAGTCCTGCAGCATCGGATATGATTGATACAGTCTGAGTGTCCAAGAGCTGCACTCCGGAAGAATCGTACAGGGAACACCGGATGATCTGCACATCCGGAGATGATGGTGTGTATACCGTCAAGAGTTCAGCGGATGAGGAGCCATACTTGATCTCATAGGTCTTTCCGGAATCCTTTGATTCTTCGATTTGGAATTTTCCGGAATAGCTGCTCACGGATCCATTGTCATTCTTATAAGCTGAGAACGTTACATTTGCCGGTTTCAGTGTTTTGTCATCTTTTTGCTTCCGGATAATCTGAGTGCTAACCCGAAGATCATAACTCAGACCAATCTTGCCGTCTTTTGCCTTGGAGACCGAGAATCGTTTTGTAATCCAGGAGCCCATGGATTTTACAATCAACGCTTTACCGCCGATCACAAGTCCCTTTTCGCCTACCAGCAACACCTTACCTTCCAAGCCGTATAACGCTGAGATATCAACATAGCCGCTGTCCGTAGACATTGCTGTCACCTGATATCTTCTCAGCTGTGGATTCCAAGTGCCAGTGATTCCATCTGATGCCACAGCGTGGATCTCATCGATATGATCAGATACGTCCGTATCGCCCAGGAACACGGAAAAAACTGTATAACATGAACTGTAGTCTCCGCCGGATCCATCCGTGTAGGTATGGACCACATGAGCATCATTGTTCAGCGATGCCGACATCGCATCCAGAGTTGATATTCCAGATAAGGTTTCCAGAGCTTTCTTGGCTGCATCTGCCGCCGCTGACGCACTGTCGGATGCAGAACTTGCCGTGGATTCAATCTCCGTGATGTTCTGTGTCATCTTCGTATAAGCCTGGTTCAGGCTCTGGCCGGAATCATCCAGCCAGATACGATTGCTCTTGATGACCTGTGTACTGTCATTGATTGCTGTAAACAGACTGTCTATATCCAGTTTAGATGCGGCGATGTTGGCCGTGTCAGAAACCATCTCGTTCACGATCAGTCCATCTGCAATTGCTCCCGGTTGCACACCGGTGGAATCGATCAGAACTCCTTTTCCTGTTTCGTCAAAAAGCTCGAATGTGAAGTTCCCCTGTGCATCCCGGCCAGCCTGCATCCTTACAACTCCGTTATCATCTTTCCATTGCTGGGTTGCCCCGGATATCTGGATGCCGCCATCATCTGACATGATCTTGAATTTGTTGGTGCTGATCGTACCAGCCAGAAGATCTCCAATGGTAACGGACTGCATAACTGCTGTTCTTACCAAGGCAGTATCAATGACCGCATTATCAGATGTCAGGTGGATGTTCTGCAGATCACCGATACCAGCTGATCCCGAAAGAAGGTTCTTGATATTGGCATAGTTGGAAGCAAGGATATCAATCCGGCCGTTTGCTGCTGAGAAATTATTTACTGTGAGTTTCTGGAATTCACCGTATTCCCCATAAATCTCTTCAACTCGTTCTTTAGTAACTTCAAGATTCTTAATAGTCGCATAAGTGATGTTCGCCGTATCTACATCCAGCTTATTAATCAATGCCTTATCAATCACAACCAGCTGTGCATAATACCTGTCCATTTCCTTAGTAGTCGGACCTTTGTATCCAGATTCCTGTTCTACTTCAGACCGTCCAACAGCTTCCACCGATGTGATCAGACCGCCGTCAAACTCATGTGTCATAGTCATAACCGGTACTTTATAAGCTGTACCATTCAGATCAGAGACTGTCAGCACATCCCATGGATCCACACGAGGATCACCCATGAATTTAATGCTCCCAGGCATGTATTCATAACCGCTTAATACTTTCCAAACATTATCCAGCATTTCCTGTGTCATGAACGGGTTTGAAAAACTTATTTCGCGGGTTCCGGAACCAACACTGACAGAAACATCGTTTCCATCAGAATCCTTTCCGATATAGCAGGTAATCTTCTCTATTTTCTCAGTCACATCATGATGCTCAAATGTGTCCCAGTACCGGCTTGTATCGACTGGATAATCACTGTCTATGTAAGTTTTAATCTCAATCTGTCCCTGCCGATTACAGATAGCAAAACCGCCGTACATCTGTGAAATATATCCCAGTATCTCTCTGCAGGTATAGCTATCCGGACGCTGCATTGATATCGCAGTCAGTCCATCTGTAACAACTGTTACTCCTGTAATCCTCGATATCGCATTCAGCACAGTTACTGTATCTGTAGTCTCTGCAATGCCATCCGCCGAAAAAGCTCTCTCTGTCTTCATCATGCGGTCATACGCAGTGACTGTAATCTGACTTTCATCTGTCTTTGGCTTCTCTGCTGTGTAATAACCCATCGGAACATATTAGATTCGCCAACCATCATTCCAATCTTGATTATTATCTCTTTCCCTTCAATTCTCTTTGCGGGATTCGTCATCTTGATCTTTGCGTATCTGGATACTGCAGAGCCGATAGAGAAATCATCCTCACTGTTGGATCCGCCTTCGATCGTAATCTCTGATATACCATCTGTTATTGTATTGCCATCAAAATATAGCAATGCATAAAATGTTCTGGAATCCTGCTGTATCAGGTTTCCAAATTCTTCTGATGTCTGATACATACAGGTACCTCCTCTACTTCAGCATAATGTCCAGTGTTTCCATATCTCTCACAGTAAGTGTACTGTATTTGTCAGAATCACATTTTTCGATATCAGAATATGTAAGCACGTTAAGATTGATATCAACTTCAATTTCTCGAAGTTCATCAAGCTCTTTTACAAACTCATCTTTCTTTCCTTCATGGAACTTTGGTTCGCCATGTTCGTCAAGTACAAGCTTTCCTTCCGCATCTTTGAGCATGTACTGGCTTCGGAGTTCATCAAAAGTCTTGTTGTAGGCTTCTGCTGCTCCGGATACTGCCCTGATATTTTTATTGATTGCATAAGTTACTTTTACTGGAAATCTCTTATCTTTGAGAGCTCCGATTCCATTTAAAAAAACAACGATGTCCTTGTTCTTTACTTTCATTTCGTCCTCCTACTGCTGAATCAGATCTACGGCTACACCAGCATATGTTTTTACTCCTTTTACATAGCTGTATACAGGATATGTCGGTGTGCCTGCATAAAATCTTTTTACGACTTTATTGTTCGTTCCAGGATCCCTGAACTCTACATTGATAAAAGCCGGATCTATGGCTTTATCGATCAATGCAGTCTGTGCCCGAGTAAGCGGTGGCCACTGACAGGATAAGGTATATTTTCTTGCAACTACATCGCCTTTCATGGTTCCATTGCTCACTCGTCCTGTATTTTTTGACCAAATCTTTTCTTTCTTATATGTCAGCCCATTCAATTTCAGAGTGGGCATCTTCACTCCATCGATATAAATTTCATCATCTTCTGAATGCAAGTGCCCACCTCCTTAATCAAATACAGGTTTTCCAGTTGATTTCTGATAATCCTGTCCCTCTACACGTATTACTTTAAACAACTTCTTTGAATCGCCTTCAAGGTATACTTTCACTTCCGTCTTCTGGCCATCTCCTCCGCTGAAGCTTTCCAGTGCATTTACCATAGCTTCATAAACCCCAGCACGAATACCGGCAATGATCTGATTGTTATTGGCAACTGCGTTCTTTCTTCCCATCCGACCGACCATCTCTGGTCCGTTTTCACGGGCAACGAACATCTCACCCGTTTCCGGAAAACCGCCTTTTGCATACCAGTTCAGTCCAAACGATGGAGTCGAGAAACTTACTGGTCCAACTGTATGACTATTCCAGGATACAGAAATATGAGGCAGTGGAATATGAATAGATTTCAGGCCTGCTGCAAATCCCTCAATCGCCTGTGAACCTTTGTCCTTCAGCCAATCCTTTGCATTTCCAAGTTTGTCCTTTACTTTCTTCGGAAGGTTTCCAACCCATGTCAGAATATTTGGAAGATTATCCTTCAGGCCTTTAAATAATCCGGACATGATAAAGCCACCCTGCTCTGACATCACTGTCGAAGGAGAGTGGATTCCAAATGCTTTCTTGAAGCCATTGATAAATGGTGTAAAAATATGTTCCTTAATCCATGATGCTATATTCTTTAAAGCATCCACGAGTCCATTGAGAAGTCCGCTTATTGTGAATTTTCCGTCTTTGTAAGCAGTATCTTTCCACCACTGAACAACTTTCTTCCAGGCATCACCGATCAATCCCCAAAGGAATGCTGCAAAGCCGCCAAAAGCAGCTCCAATCGCTTCAGAAAATCTGCTTACGACACCATTCCAGTCAATGTTGACCAGGAGCTCCTGCACCTTCTTACCAACCTGCTGCCAGTCTGTGTTCTCAACTGCAGTGATAAATGTATCAAGAATACCCTTGACTACATTGCTTATTGTCTGTCCTGCCGTAGCCGCATCAAAAGCAGCTACAGCTCCATTGATTCCATCTGAGATAGCCTGTCCAAGACTCTTCCAGTGGAAATTCAAAGCAAACGTATTAACAAAACCGAATGCTGTATTTAAGCCTTGTGAAATAGTACTTCCTACCAGCCCCCAGTCTGTTGTTTCTATGAAACCGTTCAGGAATGTCGCAATACTTTTGGCAATCCTATTGGCTGTGCTCTTAATCTCATCCCACGGAATATTCTGCAGTGCAGCGTTCAGCTTTCGGCCAACAATTGCACCGATTTCAGTAAAATCAGCATTCTTCCATGCTTCTTTTAACTTTTTCGCAAATTCTTTCGCACTGTTTGGGACCGCCATGGTCTCAAACATATCTTTTCCAGTAAGTCCAGTGTCCTTCGTGGTAGAAGTTTTTGTATTATCATCAAGCTTATTTATCTGATCAAAACCTAATATTGTCCTTTGAAGTTTTTTGTTTGCTTCATTGGCCTTATTAGCACTTTTACTGTTTTTATCTAAGCTATCTGCATAATTCAAATTCAGCTTCTTAGCTTTAATGTAAGTACTTCCACCTGTCAGTGCTGCGATCAGCTGTCCGACTGTATTAACTACTGATACAATCTTTTGGATCAGTGCATTCAATATCGGTGCCACGATATTTAAAATCGGGGCAAAAGCCGCAGCAAAAGCATTTTTCAGCTGTGTCAGTGATGACATCAGCATAGAAAGACTGTTGTTTGTCTCTCCGCTATACTGCGACAGATTATTGAAACCAGACACCAATGCACTCCGCAGTTTATTTACAAGAACAAACAAACTCCGGATACCAAGAGTGTACTTCAGTATATTTTTCAGACCACCTCCGAAAGAATTTCCATTGTTTTTGACTGCACCGGTAAATCTTCGAACAATCGGAATTCCAGAAGAAAACTTCTGTATCAGCGCACCAAAAGCACCGGATGACTTCTGAATTGCACCGGAAGCCAAGGTTTTTATTCCACTTGCCACACCGGAAATCAATTTCTTTAAACCGCCCCAGCCTTTTGACCCGACATAAGCTACATTACTCAAAACCTTACCTAATACTGGTACTTGTTTAATAGCCTCTGTTGCTGCTTCTTTCACTTCACGTATACGTTCTGCTGTCTGTCTCATGACAGCCCCAGCCGTCTCAAAGCTATTTCCGTCAGAAAGTTTTCCAGTATACGGCCGTTCTGTATCCGTATTCCTAAACTGCATAGACCGTCTATATGCTTGATAACTTTCAAGCTGCTTTTCTGTTGCCTTGATTTGTCCTTTTACATTTGCTATTGCTTCACTTCTTTTTGCTCTTTCAGCTTCATTTCCGCTCCTGCTATTTGTAAGGTCACGCTTTTTCTGTTCTAAACGTTCCAATGCTTGAATAACGCGTTCGATGTCTTTTTCATTTTGTTCATACTCTTTCGTATGTACTTTTATACCCGCTGCAAGTTGAGCTTCTTTTACATATTGGCGTGTGTTCTGAATCATGGCAGAAAACGGAGCACCTGATTTTATATTCTGAAAGCTTTGTTTTATTGTGTCACTTATATTTTTCGGTATTTTAGGCAACTTTCCTGACATACTCTGTTTTATTTTTTCAATTTCTTTCTGGATTATCTCCGTACTTCGCTTCGTTGCTTGGCTAGTAGACTCCAGCTCTTTTTTTAAAGAACTCGCGTCACCTTCAATTTTGACCTGCATCTTATGAAGTGTATCACCCATGGTCTCACCTCCCTCCATTAAAAATCCACCGGATCATTATGCCTGTCTCTGGTGGTTGAATGCTTCGTTATATTCTCTTCGTCTCTCCATGTATTCCTGCCACTGTCGTTCTTCCTCATCCTTCTCATAGGCCTGCTGTTCTTCCTTAAACAGATCAGGATAGAAGTCCCACGGTTTCAGGAATGGTTTCTTACTGTCATCAAATAATAGTGCCACATTAGCAGCAATTGCTTCTGCCAGTACACAGTTATCTGAAATCCTGTTCTTTCGTTCTCTTTGCAGTCTTCTGTATGCGCTCTCAATCAAATCAACATTCTCAGCTATAGAGCAATTCCAGAATGTATCTATGGAGATTCCAACATCAAGAGCATTTTCATACAGTTCCTGGACAAAATCAGTCAGACGTTCCCGATTTCCTGCATCAGTGTCTCTGCCTGCTCTGCAGTAAAAAAACCGGACACCGCTAATGTTGGAAGAACAACTTTGGTATAAAGATCTGACTGATTTCCCCCTTCTTCGTCAGCCCAAATATCATATACATTCTGAACCTTCATGTAACTCATTCCATGCTGCCATGGTTCCATGGCTGCCTGAATGAGTGTCAACATAACCGATAACGGCGGGATGTCATCAAGCATATTCATGATATTTCGATGGTATTTTGCTTCTAATTTATCAACAGTAGAGGATTTCAGTTTCAGTTGATAAGTACGTCCATTTACCGTCCAAAAATGAAACGGTCTTCTCTTTTCTTTCTTTTCTTCCAGAGATACCACTGTATCTTCTGTATTTTTTGTTGCATCATCTAAACCACCAAGACTTTCCATGTTTTACCTCCTTTTATGCCGGGTCAGTCTGTTTAATTTCAGACTGTACTGCCATCGTTACTTCACACTCAATAACACCATTTACTCCACCACCGGTTCGTTTTACAGCAAACTGAGCGGTAAATTCCGTAACTGTACCATCTTTTGTCTTCTCCTGAAAATCCCAGACTTCTTTTTTAGCAGCCGCATCTCTCATGACTCTGTATGGACTGTCAGCCTTGGTATTATCGTATTTGAACTTATATACCATATCCGGAAGATCGCCAATGCCCTGTTCATAGATTTTATGAGGATCTGTCAGGCAAGTGTTATCTTCTTTATCGATTTCTGTTCCTACTTCTGGAATTTCTTTTAATCCCGGAAGATCTGTGTAGGCTGCAGAATTGCTTGTACCGTCTGTGTGTTTTCTATAGCCTAATGTTGTTCCATTTGCTAACATGCTTTTTCTCCTTTCTAGGTCCAATAGACCTCATCAGAATCCATGTCAATGATTCCTTCATAACGCATCTGCTTATGTTTCATTCCTGATGGATCCGAAACATCCTGACATTCAGTTCTCTTCAATCCGGTAACTTTCATTGCCTTATCGACTGCAAGAGTTGTCGCAGATGTGCTGTCACGATTCCAGATATCAATCCTGTATCGCACATAAGATTTGTCTTCTCTTATGCCTTCGCTGTCAGAACTCCACTCATATACATTGTTTTGTTCTTCTGTGTACTGGATCGTAGAATCATCCGCCCATGTTCGCGGATAAGAATCAGAAACATTCTCTGTAACACTACATAATGCGTTATATACCTGTTCTTTTATATTTTTCATTCGAGTACCTTTCCTATCTCAGCCCGGAAGCTTGCTGTCATATTACTTAAGATCTTATCCTCATTGTCATGCAATGCCGGATACATGAAGGGATGTGCCGGCTGTCCTGTACACTGATAGAAGCGTCCTTCTGGAGTATCGATATAAAACCATCTGTACTTCTCAGCTACCCTGCGATCAACCTGACTTTCATGAATCCACCATGGTGACTGCGTATAGACTGGTGTAACATCCGGAGAAATGCCTGCGTGATCTGCCTGACCTTTCGGACCGGTGCCAAACTCCACATACGGAGCATAAGCCTTATTGGTCCAGCAGGTTCCAATAGCTCTAATAGAATCTCCTTCAACATCTGCAGCTATATCCTGCTGTAATTCACCGGTATCTATAGGACAATTCAACGTAGCCGCCAGCCGCACTATCTGGATGACTTCGCCCACAGCCCGTTTCATATCAATCTCTGCCAGCTGTTTCAGCTTTTTATCGAGTTCATCTGCATCACTCACAACTTCTCCACCTCCAGAGTAAGCATTCTATACGGCTTAATGGAAATGATCTTATAATCCGGTTCCCTGTCGCTTCCAACAAAAAGACAGATTCCATCAGATTCCTGAATATCTGTTCCATTTTCAAGAATATAATGCGATCGTCCCTTCTCATCTGACTTTATCTCGTATTTCCCGGATATCCGCAGATTACGAATATAATTCAAGCGCTGTCCATATTGCTGAGCCTGTACCTTACCTGATGCCGGCCAGGATTCTCCTTCAAAAGAACTGGCAGTACCATACGTTTCTCTGGTACTGCCTTCTGAATCCTTTTCAACTACTCTTTTTTTATGATAATATGTCTCAACTCTGCTTCTCCGGAGCCTCATAAGTCTTCCCTCCTACTCTCGCAAGCCGATATCTGTTCATGGTATCGTAGATCTGCTTTGGAGCATCATCAAAGGTGTAATTTTCTCCGCCCTCGCTTCTACTCTTTTCACCCTCAGTTCCCATCCGGTTCAGTGCAATCACAGCAAGATCTCTGACTGCTTTTTCCAACCCTGTAACAAGTCTGCTTCTGCCTGTATAAGCTTTCACAAATTCTTCGGCATCATCCAGTAAGGTCTCAATCAGATCTTCATTTTTTTCACCCGTGAGAATAGTAACTTTCTCAATGTCTTTCTGAGTTGCCATATGATCATCCTTTCAGTTTCTCAGCCATTGGTAATCAGACGTGCCATCGGAATAGCCTTTGGATCAAATTCAATATTCCAGTTTGCAGTCGCGAACAGCTGCTCATCTGTCGGGGATTCAGTCCAGTTTGATTTTGGTTTTGTAAAACTGAATCCATTCGGATGGATAGTTTCTCTCATTCTGGTGATAAGTTCATCCTGACCGCCATTCTTTTTCGCATCACGATTTGTTTCAACCGGAATATCTACGCGGCCTTTTGCAGTACGAATGACACCCTGTCCAAACAGGTATGTTGTATACTTTTTCAGATCTTTGTTGGCTTCAGAACCGCCAACAGTAGCACACGGTACACCATCATCAACAATAACTGTGTATCCGTTTGCAGATGCTATATTCATTGGACGCTGAATGCCATTTGGATCTGTATACTTCCAAAATTCCAGAAGCTGTTTATTTTCCAGTGTTTTTGCTACATCAGAATGCATGATTGCAAGGCCAAACTGATCTTTATGATCACCGCAAGCCATTGTCGCAAGATCATTGAGGTCCGTCTCTGCAATGTTTCTTGCATTAGCAGATGCGGAACACAGATCAAGAGTATGATTCTCGTTCCATTTCTTTGCATTGCCTGATGCTCCAGTAATACCGAATACAGCGTCAGTGATACCAATCAGACGTTTCTGACGTCTCTTCTGCCAGTATCTGGCAATTGTGGCTACGATATGTCCCATCGGATCAGCACCAGAAAGTTCTGCGGTAAAGTTACGAGCAAAGAATCCTTTGCTTCTACCATATACAATACCGCTCTGGGAACCACCAGCTACTTCTTCCACTGTGATGTCAGTCTGACCATCATAATTCTGATCTTCTCCATCAAGAGTGTTATAAAACGGAATGGTGTAAAAGTTTCCGCTGTTTGCGATTCTTTCCGCAATAACCGGGTCTTCTACAACAGCACCAGATTCGATCATTGCTGTAAGATATGGATCCGGTGCTTCATTCCACATCTGCATAAATAATTCTTCATCAAATGGAATTCCAAAAATTGTTCCTGCCATTTATTTTTCTCTCCTTTTTCATTTGCCGGATAACTGCTTATACAGATCCGGATTTTCTGTTTTCAGTTTCAATCTTTCTGCATATCCCATCTTGGAATACATTTCTTTTGTGACACCTTCCTGTCCCGAAGCCTTCTTTGGCGGCTTTCCACCTTTCAACTTCTCTTCCACAGCTGTCTCAACAGCTTTCTGGAAGGTTGCTTTTACGGTCTCCATAGACTTTTTGCAAGCGTCGGCATCTGTATAATTCAGAATCTCCGCAAGTTCCTGCGGAAGGCCATCACCAGCAAGTGTGTTTCTTGCCTCTGCCATCAGTTCTTTGCGAGTAATAGCAGCTTCTCTTTCAGAAAGTTCTTTTTCTTTCTTCTGCTGCATGTACTGTGCTTTCTCTTCTTTTGTCATCTTTGCAAGTTTCTCAGCCTCAGAGAGCTTATCATCCGTCAGTGCCTGCCATTTCTCCTGAGCATTGGTCACTGCCGTATTGACTGCCTTCTGGACACGCCTGTCAAACTCTGCCTGATTACCGCCTGTTTTCAGGAAATCATCAAAAGACAGAGGTTCATTCCCATCTGAACCGCCTGTTCCACCAGCTCCGCCGCCATTACCGCCTTCATCACCGGTCCCAGCACCGTCTCCGCCTTCTGCAAATAACTGCAGGTTCATTGGAACTTTACACATTGCTTTGAATACTTTATTTCTCATTTCTTATCCTTTCCGCCCAGCCTATTCACTCTCGTGCCCGGGCCATTCGTCTCAGATTCTGTAGTTTTACGTCATTTCGGACACAAAAATAAGACGCTTCACCCCGCGCCCCATAGGGAGATAACCGGATCACCTTATCCTTTCTCCTTACTTACTGCCTTTTCTGTTTCTTTGATAATTTCAGCAACACCTTCCTGAATCAGATGTTCAGCTCTTTCATCATCAACATCCAGAATCTCGCCAACTTCAACTATTTTCTTTAACTTAATGTCACTGTAGCGTTTAATACACTTTACCTTCATTGTTCTCACCTCCCTCAATCACTGTGTGTTGCTTTTAATCCAAACTCTGGAAGGAAATTGATCTCGTAATGATATTTATCTACAGCTGATCCAGAAATATCTTCAACTACATACATAGTGTAGTCATTCAGATACACATAATCTTTCTGATATTTGTTATCCGCTGTCTCAATGATCACTTCCAGCTCATTATCAGAATTGTTCTTCAATGCAAATGTTCCAGTCAGTTCCAGAAGAATGGTATCTGTCCTTGCATTCAGAACCGTAAGCTTCCTGGTCACATTGAAGTTATCTGCCTCTTTGGAAATGTTGTAGCTCACCTGATCTGCTTCGGCACATCCTGTAACTGTAATACAAATCAGGAGCACCAGCGCAAGTACTACTGCAATTTTCTTTTTCATGTCTTATTCCTCCGTATAATCTTCAATAATGGTTTCAATGCCATATTCGATAGCGCAAGTATTCTCAATCTTACATCCTCTGGCCTCGTCCCATCCTTTAGCAAAGTATGCCACATCCGCAGTTGCCAAAAGTTTAAGAGATTCGCCTAAATACCAAAGCGGCTTTGCATCTGCCGGTGCTGATTGAAAGAAAGAATCAATCACTTCTATAGGTTCACCGACCTGCTTCTCTGCGCTTTTGATTGCTTTTTCTCTTACTGCAAGGATTTCCTCGTCTGTCTTGCCTCTCATTGGCTGACTGATAAATAGCTTTTTCATATTTCAAGTCCTCTCTTTCTTAAAAATGAGTATAAAAATACCACCGGTCATTTCTGACTGGTGGTATCAGTTGGTTTGATAATAAATATCGTCCCTTATTGATTCAAGCATATAAGTTTTCTCTGATGGCTCGTGCTGTGCATCCATCCAATATACCGATTCATCTTCTATGTACTCCATAAAATCAATGTACGTATCTACATCAATTTCAAAAGTCGTATCTTTCTGTGTTGACAATACTCTTTGTACCAATTCGCTGTTCGGGTATTCTCTTTTTAAATATTCAATCTGCTTTTCATTTAATTTAAACTTTTCCATTCTGAATACTCCTTAACAATCTTTCGTTTGTTGGATTGCACTGAATCAATATTCCTGTGTCTGGATCTACCGAAACTGTTGCTTTCTCTCCGATATATTTCTGGCTTCTTCCACCTTGTGAATCTGTTCTTATTGCCCTGACAATTACCGGTTTCTCCAGAGCGCCCTGTATCCCTTCCACAGTTACTCCCGAACGTGGTCTTCCTGTTTTTGGTTCTCTCATGGTTCCTATTACTCTCTCCATGAAATGTTTGCTCTGTCTGGTTACTGCCGTTCCCTCAAAAGTTTTTGTACCAACAACTTTTTCATTGATTTCACCATAGATTTTCTGATAATTCTTAAATCCAGATAGTGGTGATATCATGCCATTCTTCACTGATCGGGCATAAGTTCTAAGAAGTTCCCATTCCTCAGGACTATTATACTTCATTTCCTGGAAGTCTGCAAAATATTTCGGCATATCTTTGCCAAGGATCTCTCGATATTTATCGAACTGTTTTCGATCACTGGATGCATTCTTTGCAGCTTTCTCCTGAGCTTCAGCCTTTGCACTTCCCTTGACATATTTCTGATACCATTCATCATACGTCATATTTGCAGGCACCTTCTCAGTTCGTCCTGTTTCCGGATTATAGGCAGCCCTCGTCATCCTGGACAATATCTCATCATCGATATCACTAATCGTGGTAGATCTGCACCATGGATGCATCGGCGGATAGTTCTTTCCAGCTTGTCTTTGTGACACCAGGAAGACTTTCCCATCCAGTTCCCGACATATCTTACTGGTCCGTAAGTCCAGTGTAGCAACATATCGGTATTTCTTTATGCCACATTCTTCATATGCCTGTGCTGTCAGCTCTCCAGAAAAGAAACAGCTCTCTGTCCTGATCAATCGTCTTGCCTTGATTGCTCCGCCGCCAAACTTCTCAGTAATGACTGCTGCCGTTTCTCTGTCAGTCCTACCAGTCAGAAGACTTACCAACAGTTCTTCTTTAATTGTCCTGGAAAGATCATCTGTATTCTTCCAGATACGCTTCGAGTAATGTTTCCCAGACCAGTTCATCCGGAGTGCCCGGTCAATCTGTTTCTGATCAACATGAGAAAAGCTAAAACCTAATCCAGTCTTACGCTGTGTATTGTATATCGTCCTGTAATAAGCGTTCTCAGCAAGCTGTTCAAAAAAGCTTGTATCAAATTGCTTTTCCTGCTGATATACATTCTGCATGACTGTATCAACCTGCTGTAGAAGCCCCTGCAGTCTTTCAATCCTGGCTCTGTATGCCGGTGCCTCCAGTTCTCCAAGATCTTTATTCTTAAGCTCTAGAAGTATTTTCTGAATGGAGTCTTTATTCTGGATACTATTTAGGAATCTCCAAGCCTCAGCTTTTGACAATTTATGTTTTGTCATATACTTCTCAAATATATCCTGCGCAGAAAACACGATCTGAGCGGATGCAGACCTGTATATTCTGGCTACAAGATCAGCAGTATCTTCTGCATCAGCCATACGTTCATACATGTCCCAGGCGGCTCTCTTTTCCCAGTAATCACTCATCTACCTTTTTCTCTTCTGTTTTCTTTTGTGATGATTTATCCGGATCATTCTCTTCCGGAGGGTCATTTCCCTGCATGCCGAACATCTCCTGCTGCTGTTTCAGGCTCTCTTCGGATTCTTTCTTTACTGCTGCCATCTCCTCATCAACATCCTCGACAAATGGAATCTGAGCAAGCAACGTCTTCTGGCTCACAATACCTTTGAGATTAGATACCATCTGTGATATCTCCAGAAGATTCTTTGGAAAAGCTCTGGTGAAGGTCGTTGTGATTCCTTCCGGATCCACACTTTTTTCTTTCATTGCAAGGAATCTGCAAAAGATACGGATTCTTTTTCTCAGGCCCTTACGATAATATCTGGTCTTGATCTTTGTGATATTCTCCATGCCAAGAAGCTTAAATTCCATAGCCACGCCTGATACATTACCGCCAAAACTTTCATCCGTCATGCATGGGATATGCGAAAACTTATGAATATCCTGTTCAACGGCTTTCTTCAGGATCTCAACACCAGCTTCATCAAATGTCCTTGTCAGATACTCTGCCTTGGTACCATCTGGCATCTCCAACAATTTTCTCTTTTTAAGGTGCTTCATGGCAGCCTCTGCGCCATCCTTTTGTTCACCGTCTTCCTCTATCTCATCATCTACAAGCAATGTTCCATAGATGGCAAGAATTGAATCAATGAACTGTTCTTTATCTGTGATACGATCACTCATCAACGCGTTATATGCATCGATCAGCGGAATCTGCAGTTCAAAGTCACCGATTGCAAGCTTATTGTTCAGATATTCAATAATCGGGATTTCTCCCAGGTAATGAGGAACAGGCTCTTCTGTAGTCTCCTGACTGCTGTCAGTATTCAGGATGCTCAACTCGAATTTATAATTCTGAGTCAATATCGTAGCCATGTACTGAGTCGTTTTTGTTCCGGAATCATCTTTTTTTGCATAATAATAGACAGCAAAAAGTTCATTTTCCTCAATGCTGTCATCTCTTACCATAAAGGTGTTCTCTGCAGAAATATTCTTATCACACAGGTATGCTTCATTTTCTTTCACATAGATGTACTCATATGCAAGACCATATATTGAAAGATCTAATCCATTATCACCATCAACTTCATCAGAACCGGCAATCTCTAAAGCTTTTGTCAGTTCTGTGATATCATTCTCTGATTTATAGGATACTGGATTACCAATGAAATAGCTGCTGGCTGTATCTGAGATATCCTTTGCATGATTACATACCAGCTTATTTTCCCTGTTCTCATCGTCTAAGATTTTATGTTTGCCCTGATAATAGTTCATATTCTTTCTTAATCGATCAACAAGGCCGACATGCTTGCCGATCAGCTTCCTGATCATCTGTTTATCAGGTCTGAGTTCATCAAACTCATCTCTTGGAATCGTAAACGTATACATCTCTATCACCTCCTGACTTCTCTCAATCTTGCCATCTTATGACCTAAAATTGTACTTACAAAGTATCTCACTGCATCCATGCTGTGATCGTGCTGCTTTATCGGTTTGTCCTCACCGCGTTCCAGTGCTTTTTCGTCCCAGATGTAAGAAGCAAATTCTTTTATCGTTTCGGTACAAGTCGAAGAAAATACCAACATTTCCAGATTCAGCAACATTCCAACCAATCGGATACCATCCAAAACATCATTGTTTGCTTTTAATACTTTGATTCCTCGCTTGCGTAATTCTGCAATAAAAGAAGCGGCCGATGGATCCACAATCATTGCTCTGATCTTCGTACCATCCAGCCACTCTATCAAGTCGTCTGCATATTCTGAATCTGTCTTCTGTTTTCCTTTATCCCTTCCGGAATAGTAATACTCTTTGGTACAGTACCATTTACCATCCCTGCTCTTATTCCAAAGCAGAAAGACTGTTGCATTCTGAGTACCATAGTCACAGGATACATAGCGATTGCCATCTATGAGCAACCGAAAGAAATCCTTGATATTTCGAACATGCTTCTCTTCATCAAACATATCATAGATGATGCCCTCAGCTGCCGCCCACAATCCCAGAATATAACGTTTGAAGAAAACTCCAATGTACATACTCCGGTATCTGGCTTTGATCTCTTCATCCAGAGAAAGGTTATCATCCATTGTAAAGTGCAGATACAGAATATTCTTCTGCTCGCACTTATCAATCCAATTGACTTTGAACCAGTGATACGGCCCATCCGGGTTGCAGTTGAACCAGAATTTGGAACCTTTCACGGAGCATCGGCCAGTTGCCTGATTGACAAAGGATTCTGGCATCAGAGCAACCTCATCGAAGAACACACCTGCCAGTGTAATACCCTGAATCAGATCCTGTGATCTCTCATCCTTTCCACCAAAGATGTAGAAGTAATTCTCTTTGCCATCTTTTCGGATAGTCAAAAGATTATCTGCTCTGTGATCCGTGACCGAATAGCCTCTGGACAGGAGCATCAGCTTCAACCAGAACAAGACGTTTCTCCGGAAGGAACCAATGGTCTTTCCACACATTGCAAAGTTCTGCCCGGAAAACGAGCTCATCGCCCACATAACAAATGATAGTGACATGCTGATCGTTTTTCCTGATCGGATAGCTCCATCAGCTATGATTCCATCCTTGTCATGTACCGGTGACTCTTTGCACCACCAGGTAAGAACCTGCTTCTGTTTTTTTGAAAATGGAGAAAAATAAAATGTCTGACCGATCTGTCTGTTACCCCGATTAGTCTTCATTTTCTGCAGTTTCTCTTTCAGGGTTTTAATCTTGTCATACATTCTCATCACCCCAAACATCTGCTGCAGTCGCATTCATTGCATCCAGGAATCCATCGTCTGTGGTATTCTCCTCAACGTTATCCTGTTTCAGCATTGCAACTTCAAGCTGCATGGTTGCAAGCTCAAGTTTCGCATCGTCATATCCAAACTTGTGAAGTGTCTCGATTGCTTTCTGCTTTCTCGCCTGGACTCTGGTCAGTGCGTCTTCAATTGACTGAATCTGTCCAAGAATTCCTTCGTACTTCTTCAGTTCAGTAGGCTTGCCTTTTTCTATACCGGAGCTAAATTCTGTTACTGACATTCCCAGAGGAATATGTTCTCCCTCAGAACCGATTCCAAGTTTCTGTTCTTCCATCTGTCGCAGCTGATCAATGCGCTTCAACATCCGTCTTTCACGTACTGTCAGAAGCTGTATCTCCTGCAGGAGTAGCTGTTCCTTATCCGGCTGTACTGTCTGGATCAGCTTCTGCTCATCTGCATCCAATGTATCAAAAAAGAGAGTTTCGAACTCTCCTGTCTTAACTGCATTCTTATTTCCAGGTGGTCCTGTGCCGCCATGTCCTTTGGCATTTTTATTACCAGGCTGACCACCCTTTTTTCTTGCAACGTTGCGTTTCTTCTTTTGCAACGTTGCATTATTCCATTTATATCTATTCTTCCAGCTTCGAACTGTTCCTTCCGGAACACCAAGCTTTTCAGAAATCTCAATCAATTTCATTCCAGAATCAAATAGTTTTCTGGCTTCCTCTACACGCTGATCTGGTGCTCTTGCCAAGCCTCACCACCTCTCATTCATTTCGTTTTTGATATTTACTGAAATACAGTCCTGCCAGCACCATACACGACAGCCGATTGCTACCGTGACGAAAGGAGGTGCAAACACTTACATACAGTGAATCCTTTGCCTAAAGTATGTATATGCTGGTGCTGTGCACGCTGTATGAAAATTGGCATTAGAAAAGCACCCCGAAGGGTGCCCTCTTAAAATTATATTTTAACCAACCGGAAACGTTCGAGAAATATAATACTTCTTACCATTTATATCTGTCACTCTTATTTTTACATGTCCATTTAAATCCATAGCATGTCTTTCAAATATAGGATCAACAAACATTCCTTCACAAAAATAGCTTTTGCCTCTTTCGAGTTCTTGACATTCCCTATGTCCTGTCCTCATAAGACATGTACCAAGACTTTTGCCCTTCCAATCAGTTATTTCTACTCTTTTTATATAAATCGGTACATTTCCTACATTAGTTAAATAAACTTTTATAAAACATTCAAAATATGGATCTCCTGTTTTAGCAGTCATTATTTCAAGAGTACCAACAATTTTCTTCTTATACGGCATTCTTGCAATACTAACAGATAGCCTCAATGTACATAAAGACAATAATACATTCAGAAATCCAACATTCAAATTACACCAATTAATAAAAGTTTTTCCGTACTTTAAAATATTCATATTTTCTCCCACATACATTTTTCTTACATCATACTTCTAATTATGCTGTAGCACAATATTAAATCGACATTTTTCGACAAATACAAAAACGTCCCATATTTCTACAGGACGCTTCGCAAAAATGTATGTAGTTTGGAATATGCTTTTCGGACCGGATACCAGCCATCAGGATAAGTAATAACCCACTCACCATATTCTTAGGGGGAAAGAGCCGCCGGCCTTTAAGCCTTTGGCTACATTTTCATCATACAACGAAATTACCGAAATATCCGAAAAATCGTTACGTAATCTTCATTTTTTTCAGATAAGCATCCCTGATACACACTCTCGGATAATCCTCATTGTGTGGCATGCCAATCTGCTTCGCAATCGCCTTCCAGGTCATGTTCTGCTTGTAGAACATCCGGAACACACATCTGGTCTGTCCATCCTTGATATCGTCAATCCACTGGTCCATAGCCTTAACCTTTTCTTTCTTGCGTTCCAGTATCTTCTCACGGCGGTCATACTTCTTCTGATCAAACCCAACAACGCTCTGTGGTCTGGGATAACCGGTCTGGTAATCGAAGATCGTATCATTCCCCAGTCCCGCCTCTGTATTCTTCATCATCAGAAGCTCCAGCTCCAGTACCGGTATCTCCTGTTTCAGCTTCCGGTACTTGTCCAGCATCTCCCTGGTAACCTTAATCCCCATCAGTCTCCACCTCTAATTAATGACTGTAGCTTTATGTATGAAGGTGCCATACAGAAACCTTTCTCGTCCTTCAAAAGGACACAGTGCTTATACAGTTCAATAACAGTATAGATTCTCTTTACTTTCTTTGCCGGCTTATGCTCTTCTTTGCATATTTCAATGATTACGATTTTCTGTCCGCGTTTCAGAGCATGTTCCTTTTCACGTAACTGCTGTAACTCTTCCCAGTGTGCTCCCTTCATAGCCTGTCCAGAAGTCGGATCCGAATAGCCTTCATGATTCTTGTATGTCATTTCATCATCTCCTCTCAGTTAAGTGGTAAACCTACAAATAATGGCAAAATAAATGCAAATAAACAGCAAGGATTTTTAGTTGCAGATATTGCCGCAATCACTGCCATTGATGTACTAATCCATGCTACTGATTTTGCCATTGCTCGATTAAAGTCCATTTTCCACCATCTCCTTAAACGTCTCTTCTGCTTCCTGACGGTTTGCATGTACAATCTCACGAACCTTACCATCCTTCAGGTAAAACACACTATTGTCAACAAGTTTCGGATAATGAAGTTCTTCCCATTCTTCCGGAAGGCTATCTGTAATAGCTGGGCAGTTCTTGTATAATATACACTGATTACATGTCCCATCATCCGAAGCTTCCTGCTGTTTGCAGAACTGGATCAGCGTATTATATGCTGCCAGTGCCAGCTCCGGAGTAATGTCCAGTTTCTTAGGTTTGGTGTCTTCTGCATCCTTGACATCAAGTATTTCAATCATCTTCTACCTCCTCAAAAAAGAAATCAGCCAAATACTGTTCTTTTCCCAAATCATCTTTAAAGTAAAAATCTGCACAATCTCCATATCCT